TTTTTTACGAAGCATATAAAATTCGTGCATTGGAATTGATCCAATATGTTGTCCTAACAATTTGTGTGTATCGCAATCTTTATATCGGCTAGCTGATTTTCTAGCTAATGCCATACGCTGTCCCTCTGACTGAGCATTAAAGATGCGTTGATGTTTAGCTCGTAACATTTTTTCTTGAGCTAACTCTATATCTTGCTGTGTAACTTCCCTTGACATAATTTTTTAAAAAAATAGGAGGGGGCTTTCGCCCCCGTCCTAGAAATAAGATTAAGCAATCTCAGCAATCTTACCAAGACCTTTTGGCCCTTTACAGATAAGAGTACCCATTGCGTCAACATAACCACGAGGGCCTCCACCTTGGTCTTCTAACATTGTAGAACCAGTTGGAAGTGCCTCTGCCCATCCAAGCAATGATGGATCAAGCAAGTAGCCACGATCATTAAGAGAACCTGGCATACATTTTGGATTAGCTGTTAAGATCTTAACAACTCCAAATGGGCCATTGAATAGCTCAACATTGTATTCAACTACTGCACCACTGTCTTGGTTGTAGCGAACTTGTGAAGCTGAACCATTTGTGCGAGTGAACTCATCAACGATGTGATTGCGAAGAGCAGTATCTGCAACTAAGTGCAAGTCTTGCATTTCACCTGTTTCATTGAAGATAGAAGCAAGGATGCTTGCGAAATCACCTTCAGATAAGTCACCTGTAGTAGTTCCGTTAACATCTGCATCATTTGTATCAGTGTGAGATGCTCCGTGAATGCTTCCTAATGGAGTACGGAATGCAGTTGGTACTTGAGTTGCACCATCAGCACCACCAGAACCAGAAGCTCCACCACTGTTAGAAATCCAGCGACCTAGGCCACGAAGTTTACCAGCAGTTGAACCAGTTCCAGCTACAGCACCTTGATCAGAGCAGATAGCTTTTTCAATGTCACGAAGTAACTCTGAAGTAGCTTTTTCTTCTGCTTGCTGTAATTTTACAGGTGTAACAGAATCAAGAACTTCTTGTTTCTTAGTAACCATGAATGATTTACGGAAGTGCTGAAGACGATTGTCTAAACGAGCTAGAGCACCGAATTTGCGAGCTTCTGTATCACCAGATGCAGTACCGAATGATAAGTCATTACCTTCAATAACTGCATTGTCTGCTGGATCTGCTAAGTCATCAACTGTCCATTCTACTAGATCGGCAGTTGCCTTTGATTTTGGTAACAAGCCATATATAGGGGCTTGGCGAGGGGATAACACAGTAGTAAGGTCAAGCAATTGCTCTCTGTTACCTGCGTTAGAGTTTGTGTTAAATGAGGAGTCAAATGTTCCTGCCATTGTATTTACTTTCTATTTTTGAGATTATTATTTACGGTTTTGTATTTGCAAAGTCCTTAGCTTTCTAGCTGAATCCAAGTTGCCTTGCATAGCTTGTTCTCTCAATTTCTTAATTTGGATGTTACCTCTGTCCTTTGGACTAGCAGATCCTGTAGAATCAATGACTGAATTTGGTGATCTCCGTGGTAAAGTTATTTTTTTACTAGGCTGTATGGTCATTCCTGCCATACTGTTAGCTGTATGTAAAAGATGATACTTTAACTTTGCTCCTAATGATGGTGCTATTTTTTCTATTACTGCCATATCTGGCGAAGATATTAGCTCTCCATATATTTTAGATGCTTTTGCTTCATCATCAGTAATCCAAGAAAACTCTTTGTCTGCTTTCTTCTGTAGCTCGTCTGCTTCTTGTCGTGACTTCTCAAGTGATCGGATGTATTCCCTTTGTTTAGGAACATCATCATATTGATCTTGAAGTGACTCAACATACTTAACTATATCAGAACGACTGTATTCTTGTCCATTACTTTGATAATAGTCATCATCTCCAGCTAACCACCTTTGATAATACTTAATCTCTTCCCGTATCTTTTGTGAAGTTTCTGTTAGTTGATCTTCTGTATCTACATTCGCAAAAGAGTTAGTCGTAGGTATAAGTGATTCTAAACCTTCCTTTAGAGCTTTATCCTTGGCTTCAATCTGGTTTTTTAATTCTCTGATCTGCCCAGTTAACTCACCTATTCGCTTTCCAGAACCACTACCCATCTTCTTAGCTAGCTCAGCTAGCTGTTCCGTTGGTAGGGTTTCAATAGCTTGTTCAGCTATCCCTGCTTTAGATTCGTCATCAAGAGCATCCCAATCAATCTGTGAAAGAACATTCTCTCCATCTTCTTCGGATTCTACTTCTTCAGTTAAATCTTCGGTAGCTTGTGGCTCATCATCTTCTATGATCTCCTCTGCATCCTCAGTTTCTTCAACTGCCTCTGTGGTCTCCTCGGTCTGTGGAGACATCCTAGCTAATCTAGCTGAACGAATTTGCTCAAGCGACATTGGCTCGGATTGATCTGTCACTACTTCTTCTGTTTCGGCTGTAGCGTTGGCCTCTTGTGATTCATCTGTCATAACTACCTTTTACGCCTGTAGATTGGCGAGTGTTAATATTATAGCATTAGTTATTTAACTAATTTTTTAAATGCTACACACATAAGGATAATTAGACCAATTGTCAACCCCGTAGTAGATGGTTCGGGTATTCCTGGATAGTCTACACCAAATCTATAGTCAAGTTCATTCCAACTATATTGTATTTGATCGTACTCTATTCCATCCCATTCATCCCTGTCTAGCAATGGTATATAATAATACCATTCCCATTCGGGCTCTATAATCAACAAAGGGCGAGTTTCTAGTTCGTGGCTCATTTCTTAAATATTGATGTAAAGATTGAAGCAAACTCTCTAAAGATTTTGCTAAATATGTTATTTTTTGGCAAAAACATCATAATAATTGATACAATACCAATGTATGTAAATGTCATTGCGATTAAATCGTTTTTGTAGTTAGTTAATATATATTCAATCATAATACTGGAGATACTTGTCTAATACTTGAGTGAGGCTTTATATCATCGCCCATTTGCTCAATAGGTGTTTCTATTATAGGTAAATCTGACTTGACTTCACTTGATGGCTCACTAGTCTGGCTAGATGATTTTTCTTGAGACTCTTTCAACTCTTCAGCTTTTTCTTGCTGGGGCTCTGCTTGCTTATCTGCTTTGCCTTCTCCTTCGCTTGCTTTAGATGATTTACTTTCTTTTGTTTCTGATTTCTCTGATTTTGGTTCTTGGGACTGTTCAGTGGTTGGCTTCGGAGAAGATTTATCGGAGGGAGTATCTTGTGAAGAAGAAGAGGATACAGGTTTGGTGTCCCCTTCAGCAGAAGATGATTGAGAAGTCGGTTGTAGTTCGGAAACCTCGGCAACCTTCTCAGCAATAACCTGTTGTCCCCATACATCAAGGGATTCAAAGTCAACAAAGTTGTCAATGAATGTAGGTATCTCAAACCTTTCTTCTACAACATCGTTAGCTATCTCAGCTACAAATACTGTAGTTAAATCAGTAGCTATACCAACTTGTGCAGTACCAGCAGTAGCTACAGCTACAGTGCCTGCTGTTCCTAGATCACTTACTTTTTGAACTACTGGAATTTCTTTAATACGATCAACAAGCGATTTTTTAAGGTGCTTAGCACCCTCACTACCCGTCTCACGAATTTGTTCCACCTGTTCTTCAACATCTCCCAAACCTTCTGATTTGAGAAGAATTTGAAGTGCCTCTTTATGTTGAGCAAGTATCTGCTTGGCTGTTTTTTTATCCATTGGATAAATTTATACACCCTAGCTATTATTTTTTCTTTGATTTCCATGAAATTCTAGCTGGCCCTTTCTTCTTTCTCATCGCTGATGTGCATTGAGATTTAGTAGGTCGGCAAGCAGGGTATGGTCTTTTACTACCACCCTTAGCTGATTTGCGACCACAAGGCTTACCTGTCTTGCAATCAATCCAGCCTTTACCTTTGTTCCGACCAAACCACTTGCGTAATCCTTCTTTCTTAGCCATTACTTTTTTCTTTTAGATTTATTGCCCCAGTTCTTAGCTCCTACCTTTCGGCAACGAACTAATGCACCAGATGCGTAAGCACTAGGCCAAACCTTATATCTTGATTTGACCTTCCTGTAGCAGGCATCTTTCTTACCTTTTGCCACAAGTACATTTACCTTTCTTTTTCTTTGGTGGGCGACCCACCTTTGTTCCATATGTTCCTTTTCCTCTTGGCATATTATTCCTCTCCTTTTAGTGTTTTGTAGATATAATCGTCTTCAATCATAGCACCTATTAATTTTGCGTCAGCCCTCTCACCTGCATCTAGTTTAGATTCAAGTGCTTGGAACTTTGACTCTCTACATTCTTTGACGAATGCTATGACTACAGAGAACTGGTCATACTTTCTTAAAAACTTGAGTGATTCCTCAAGGTTATTTTCTCGTGTAACTTGGCTCATTATATTGATTCAGTATTCATATTACCCATTTGTGCAGGTTCTGCACCTAATCTACCTATCTCAGCGTTTCTTTGTTGAGCAAGTTGTTGCTCATATTTAGCTGTATAGTTTTGTAAGTTTTGGGCAAATACTGGATCGCTAGCTAGTTTTTCTTGGATATTAGGTTGCTGTATGTATTCCTGTACAATTTGTAGAGCAATCTCACCACCATTTGGTTTAGCTCCTACAGGTATACCAGCAAATATTTTAGCTAGATCACTTGTTACATCATCCATCATTTGTTGTTGTGCTTGTGCTGATGGCTGTATTACTGAATCAGCTATAATCGGATCAATCATTGATGCTACAACTTGTTCTACTTTACTCAAATCAAATGAGTTAGTTGGTGATGTTCTAGCTAGTTGTAAGAATGCATCTACTCTAGCTTTAACTGTATCTGGGTCATTGTTCTGTGAATCAAATGATACTGATACATCTAGCTCATCGTCTGATGGACTACGCAAGAATTGTACTGGATCTGGCTGACCTGTTACTCGGAAGTATAGCTCATCTGGCCCAAATACTACATATGCCTTATAAGCTAGCTTCAATACATCAGCTATGTGATTTAAGAACTTATCTATAATAAATTGTTGTCTTTGTGCTGACAAAGGATTGCTATTATTTAATCCTACTAGATCAAGTGCTTCATTTTGTACATACTCTTCTATCTCAATACCCTGTCTACCTGTATTCGGTACATCAAGGAATTTGTATGTATCATTTTGTCTAACACCTATCCAAGCACCTGCTCCCATCTGTGTAGGTGCACGACCTACTGGATGTAAGAATGGTGGTGCAATTGATATTGCTTGGTTGTCGCTCCATCCATCTCTAACAATCTTAGCTTGAGCTTGAGGCCCTCTAAGTAAATCAGAGAAGTTAGTTACATCGTGTAAGCGTTTGTTAGCATTAAATAGTTTAGTACAAACAAATGGATACTGTTCGTAGCCAGCTAGTAGCTCATGACTTAGATAACCCTCTGGATATTGTGGACTCCATACAGTTAGATAGATACCTTCTGCTCCATCTTTTTGGTCAATCAATCTGCGATATGTATGTACAATCTCTACTAGATCATCATACTCTCTACCATCGCTTGCACCAAAGCTAAATCCACGCTGATTTGAGTTGCGTCTGTCTGCTACATCAAAAGATAAATTACTTACTGCATTTACACCTCTTCGGTTTTCAATAAGATCTCTACCTATATCTTTATCCCATCCTTTTGTTTCAATACAGTTTTCTACTTCTGATGGTGTCATTAAAGTTCTCATATGAACTCTTGGTGATCTTTGTATATCTGTTACATATGATGGAAACACAATGTCTGAATCGGCAAACTTCGTTTGTACAAATGGTCTAGATATATCGCTCTTAACTACTGGTACTTCTGCTTCACCTATCTCTCTAAGTTCAGCTAGTGCTTTCTTAATAGCTTTGTTATCTACCTTGTCAAAGATTCTACCAAATAATGAGATAGCTTCATCTTCTCTTTCTTCGTCAGCTAAGATGTTGTAAAGTTCTGGGGAGATCTGCTCAATATCATTTAGGTTGATTGGTTCTTTATGTTTGCGAATCTTCATTTCCCAATCTACATAAGTAACTGCAATACCTTTCTCTAATAAGTTATTAGCTACGATTTCTGCCTGTCTCTTAAAATCTTTAATGTAAGAATCACGCATCCATTTGAGGAACTGACTCTTTACTCGTGCTTCAGATATATCTGAGCTTTCAATCGGACTAGCTGTGATGTTACTGCGATTCAACGCATTCATCATTAATGATACATATGTACTAATACATTGCTCAACCAATCTAACCTCTTGGTCAGATGCACCATCCCATGGGAACGCACCTTCTCCGTGCTTTTGCAGGTCTTCTGTTTTGCCTGGCCAAATAGCATTTCGCTGATCGTAGCTATCTTGACATTGAGCTACGAAGGGAGACATATCCACAACATCAGAATCGTATTCGTTCTTTAGTTCGGTGATGTCGGGTTTTGTAGTAGTATAAAAACTTTCTAAGACTTGATCATCCATTAGCGTGATTTTAACATATTTCTTTTTATTCTATTCTTTGCGTTGTTGATAACATTATGATACCACACAACATCTCTTCCTGCTAGATCAATTAATTCATCAACAGGTACTTCGTGTATTTGATCGTGGTACGATCTATAAAGTATTTCCCAAGCAACAAAAGCATCGCTATGCTTCTTTATGAACTCTAGGGTAATATCCGTCTCGGATCTTTTTGTGTCTGTAGTACTTTTCGCCATTATACTCAATTACTTGTGCCTTGAATCGCTTGCCTTCTGTTAGCTGGCTAGCTAGATTCATAGGTATACAAGCTCTCATCTTCTTTCTTTTACCATTTTCTAGTATATATCCTATAACAAACTTGGGGTTGTTTGCATTATGTAGGATTGTTACATCAACAAATTGGGGTTCAATTGCTTTAAAATCATAATGATCCTTTAGTTTTTGTATACCCGATTCGGTCAACTCCTTGGTTTCTTCATTGTAATCCTCTGAGTTGCATATCTTTTTTCTAGTTCTACCTATTTCCATAGGTGATCTATCTAATATCTTAGCTAATTCTCCTTGTTTCACTAATAACCTCCTGTTCCTTGTACTTGATCAAACGCTGTTGCTCCATAGTATATAGGGCCTTCTCCACCATTTGACAACCTTAAATACCTCATTAAGTCAAAAAAGTCCTTCAATGCTTCATCTGCCTTACCCTGTGAGTTATAATTAATTAATGAATCAATAAGATTACCACAGGATTCGTGTATATAGCATCTTGGGCGATTTTCTGCGTCAATACCTACATCTGGATTGTAAAAAAACCATTCATCCAACGCAGATGTACCTATTGCTTCATTT